GAGGACGGCGAGGATCTGCCGTTCACTGCCGCCAGCAAGGCTGAGCTGCTGAACATCCCGGCAGTCGCCAGCGCCATTGTGGTGGCGTACTTCGAGAGCGTCACCGGCAACAAAGCAAAAAACTGAAGGACGCCGCCCATCATTGGGTCAAGGGCGGCGTGATCGACAAAACCGCAGATGATGCCGCGGTGCTTGGCGTGGTTGGGTTCGAGCCCGGCCAACCTGAGCACTTTGAGGTTGAGCCTGATGCGTGGCCTGCACTAATGGTGTTCCTCGACTGCCAGACGCAATGGCGCACCGGCCCTGGCGGCCTGATCGGATTGGACTATGGAGCAGTGGCGTGGCTGTTTAGACTGCGGTCAGTGGCGGATGAATCTGCGATGCTGAGCGATCTGCAGATCATCGAGGCTGAAGTCCTGCGACTGGTGAGCCGTGAAGCTTGACGCAATCCTTAAGGTAAAGGCAGATGTTCAAGGCCAGGGCGAGATCGACGGCCTCAGCCGCAGCCTTGGCAACCTGAACAAGCAAGCCGGAGCAGTCGGCGGCGGCCTTGGTCGCATGGGGCAGGCCGCCAAGGGTGTCGGCGGATTGATGGGCGCATTGCTGCCGGTAGGTGCTGTTGCTGGACTGACCGCAATCGCTAAGGGTTCGATTGATGCAGCAGACAATCTGAATGACATGAGCCAGCGCACTGGCGTGGCCGTGGAATCGCTCAGCAGGTTTGGGCAGGCAGCGCAGGATAGCGGCAGCAGCATTGAAGGTGTCGCCAAGGGCATGGGGCAACTTGCCAAACGCATCACCGATCCAAGCTCTGCCGCCAGCAAGGCGCTTTCCGGCATCGGTGTTGCCACCAGAGATGCGCAGGGCAAGGTTCGCAGCCTTGATGCTGTAATGCTTGAGATCTCCGATCGTTTCGCCAAGATGCCAGACGGCGCTGAGAAGTCTGCGTTAGCGATGCAGCTATTCGGCAAATCTGGCGTTGAGTTGATTCCAATGTTGAATCAAGGCCGCGCCGCGCTTGAGCAATATCAAGCCACGATCTCTGGCGACATGGCGAAGTCAGCTGATGAGTTCAATGATTCATTGAATGCAATCGGCCGCAGCCTGAGCGGCCCATTCAACGAAGCAGTCACGGCGTTGCTGCCTGCAATTACAAGCATCGCGCAGGGGATCGTTGGCATCATCAAAGCATTCACTGCGCTCCCGCAGCCGGTGCAGGCCACGCTGCTGGTGATCGGCGGATTGCTCACAGCGCTGGTTGCATTGGCGCCCGCGATCTCGGCTATCATCTCGATCGGCAGCGCGATTGCTGGCCTGTTCGCGGCAGGCGGCGCATTAGCCAGTGCAGGCAGCATCATTGCTGGCATTGCCACGGCGTTTATCGTTCTGATCACTGGCCCGGTTGGCATCGTGGCACTGCTGATTGCGGCTGGCGTTGCGATCTACGCATTCCGTGATCAAATCGGCGCGGCATTTAATGCTGTGGTGAATTTCATTGGTGGAGCCTTTAATACGATCGGCGATCTATTAAAGGCTGGTGCGCAGGCTTACATGGACTACTACGTAAGGCCAATTCTTGGATTTTTCAAGGGTCTCTACGATGGTGCAGTGGCGATCTTCAGCAAGATCGGCAGCGCGATCGGCAAAGCATTTGAGGCAGTAGTCGGCACGATTAAGAATGTCTTTCGTAGCGTGCTGCAGTATCTGGCGGATCGCGTGAATTCCGCGGCAGGACTGATCAATGTGCTGATCCGTGGGTTCAACCGACTGCCGGCGCCCGATATCCCGTTGATTCCGCAACTCACAGTGCCAGCCTTTGCGCAGGGCGGCGTGGTGGACCGACCAACACTGGCGATGGTGGGCGAAGGCGGCGAGCGCGAATATGTGGTGCCCGAATCCAAGATGGCCGCGGCCAGCAGCAACTACCTAGCAGGCGCTCGCGGCGGCGCAGTGCTGGCAGGTGCTGCATCAGGCGGCGGCACGCCCACGATCAGTATCACCACCGGCCCGGTCATGGAGTTCGACGGCCAGCGCTATGTCACGGTGGCCGACATGGAACGCGCCATGCGGTTGACCGCTGAAGGTGTGATCGGCCGTCTGCGTACACCGTCTGCACGCATCGCGCTGGGCATGGCCTGATGAGAGCGCAAAGCCAATACCTCCGCATCTACGACGCTGCTGGCGTTACCTACCAGCGCTGGCAGAGCTATTACGCCAACACCAGCGTCACATGGTCAAGCGCCAGCTGGAACTACGTGCCGTTCATTGCTGATGGCATCACCGCCGGGAGCAGCGGCACTGAGCAGTCAGTCTCCGTTACCGCTGCAGCGACCGGCCTGGTGTTGGATGCGTTCCTCGCTGCCATCAGCGATGGCCGCCTGGTGGATCTCAGCATCTACCAGTTCGATTCCACCATCAACAACAACACCCCGCAAGCTGGGCAGGAGCTGGTGGCTGCATACACCGGCCAAGTGGTTGGCGGTAATGGCGGATTGACTAGCCTGACCATACAACTCGGCTCGGCATTGTCTCCCGTTGGAGCGCAAGTGCCGCCGCGCCGGTTGACATTGGCGATCATGGGGCAGGGCATCAGGCAGTGAGCTTCCTTTCCTCCAGCGATCCACTGGCACTGCTGGCCATCCAGGCCGGTCAGATCAACGCACCAGCTGATGCAACCGCCGCGCAGGGCACCACAGAGCTGGATCGTCCGCAGCGGTTCGCGCAGATTGGCGAGCCGGTGCCGATCGTGTTCGCCCGATTCCGCAACAGCAAAGGCGGCATCCTGATCAGCCCCGGCGCCACCGAAGCACGCTTCGAGAATGACGCCAGCAACAACGTCACCGCCTATTACATGCTGGTGCTGAGCGAGGGCCAGCTCGACAGCATCCCGGTGAAGGATGTCTTTCAGCGTGCCTGCCGCGTTGGCGCTCACACGCAGACCTACAACCGCAGGGCTGGCACCTGGGCACCCGGCAACTTCCTGGAGCAGCGTGCCGGTAAGGATCTACCCGAGGCGCCATTCTTCTGCGGCACGGTCGGCAGTTATCCGGGCATCAGCACGCTTAGCTTCAACGTCACCATCCCGGACGGCTTCGATCAATACAACCGCCAGGTGCATTTGTTTATTCGTGGCGGCATGGCCGTCACCCGGATCTACGACAGCGTGACTGGCCCCAGCGACAACTTCGCGGACCTGGTGAAGTGGCTGCTGGTCAATACCAGCAGGGTGCCGGCGGCGATGATCGACAACACCGCCCTGCTGGCAGCAGCCACGTTCCTCGAGGTGAACGGTTTTACCTGCAACATTGAGATTCGCGAGAGCACCAACTACTCCGACCTCGCCGCCAGGCTGGCGCCCTACTTCCTACTGGCCGAGAGCAGCGCAGGTGGCAAACGCGGGCTGCGGCCGCTGCTGCCGGTGACTGCCGGCGGCGCCATCAAGACCACGGCAATCACGGCTGAGTACACCTTTACTGAAGACACGGTGCTGCCCGGCACGCTGGAGATCAACTATCTGTCGTTGGCGGACCGGCAGCCGTTTGTAGCGCAGGTGATCTGGCGCCAGCAGCTGGAGAGCGACATTGGCATCATCCGCACCGCCGAGGTGCGCTATGCCAGCACAGCAGAAACCGGGCCGTATGAGTCGCATGACCTTTCGACGTTCTGCACCAGCGAGGATCACGCCGTCAAGGTTGGCGCCTACATCCTGGCCAAGCGGATCTATACCACGCACACCATCAGGTTTGCAGCCAGGCCGCAGGAGCACAACACGCTCATCAGCGCTGGCGACATCATCCGCGTGCAGCTGGCGCGCGATAACACCACCTACGCCAACTCGGTGCATGACTACCTGTACCAGGTGGAGCGCATCACCAAGACACTGGCGGGTGATGTGAGCTATGAGGCCACACACTTCCCGATCGACGACCAAGGCCGCAGCCTGATCGCATTGGATGTGGCTGCCGCTGTTGGCACTGGCATCATCCTGCCAAGTGGCCGCACCGGCGTGAGTTGTGATGTGAACTCCAGCAGCGACAACACCATCCCTGCCGAGTCGTTCACGGCTGCTGATTCTGAAGCGCCGATCCAGCTGCCAGTCCCTGATGGTGATTCAGCGCCGACAGGCGACATCGGCAGCACTGATGATGGGTTGGACGCTGGACTTGGAACTCTGCCATTTATCAACCCACTTGGCGGCACAACGGCACCGGGCTCGTTCTTGACGCTGCCAAATACCTGTGCCAGCAGTGCGCCAATTTATTCATGGTTTGATTCGGATGGTGTTGCCAACATCACGAACATTGCCGCGTTGGTTCCTTCGTATGTGCTCACCCGCAGTGACATCGGGCGGGTCGTTTATGGCAGCGTCCAATGTGGTGAAAGCGCCCCTGCCACCACATACGGCCCATTTACGCTGCCAAGCGGAGACTTTCCGCCGACTGGCCCTGCCAACAAATACAGCAGCACTGTTGGCTATAAGTACGTTCCTGGAACGGCGAGCGGCAGTTTCCCATTGGTGAGCTACTACCAACCCGCGTGGAGCGCTACCGGAGATTACTTAGGCGCACCTGCCATCCTTTGGTATGGATACACCATAAGCGGCGGACTAACGCTCTTGACGTATTCTCCTATCACTTTCGCTGGTGGAACTATCCAGTTTGAGGGCGGCAATACTTCAAGCGAAAATGGATCAAATGTCGTTGACATCCGTGATCCGTACACGGATGCAGTGCTGTACACGTACCCGCAGCCATGACCACCTTCCCCTCGCTGACGCCAGCCACTCGCGCCTTCACGCCAGGGGAGTATCCGCACACGCCGTTCACGACCTACAACGGCCTGCAGAATCGTGTGCGTCATAGCAACGTAATGCTCGGCAGCTCAGTGCGGCTGAGCTTCATCGCATTGGCTGAAGCTGACATGCTCAGCATCCTCAGCCACTACCAAGGCCAGTACGGCAGCTTCGAGAGCTTCACGCTGCCGTCCAGCATCTGGAGCGGCGTCACCACCATCAGCGACTACCAGCTAACGGATTACCGCTGGCGGTACACGGACCCACCATCCGTGGATGATGTTTACTGCGGACGCTACAACGTCGAGCTGGCGCTTGAAACCGTACCGCCTGACGGCACTTTTGTCGGCGGCACTGAGTTCACAGTGGTTGTCACTGCAGTATTCGGCAGCGCCACTTCAACCAACGGCCTGCAGCAGAGCATCACGATCACCCTGGCAGGTGGTACGGCTTCTGTGGTTGTCGGCGGTGATTACTTTGGCGACATGAGCGTGCAGCTGTTCGGTTGGGAATCGCTAGCCTATGTTGAATGGTGGGGCAACTAATCCATGGCAGCGCCGAACCTCAAGAGTCCCACGACGATCACCGGCAAGTCGGTGGGCTATGCCGTCACCACCTCGATGGCTGCAGCGCTGAGCAATGGCGCCAGCAGCGGCAAGGTGCTGAAAATCAATTCGGTGTACTGCGCCAACGTGGATGGCACCGCAGCAGCTGACATCAGCCTGGAGCATTACAACGGCACCACCGGCTTCGCCATCGGCAAGACGATCACTGTGCCAGCCGATGCCACGCAGGTGCTGGTGACCCGCGAGGCGTACATCTACCTGGAGGAAGGCCACAGCCTCCGAGCACAGGCCAGCGCCACTGGCGACCTGGAGCTGGTCATCAGCTACGAGGACATCAGCTGATGCTTGGCTTCAACGGCGGTTTGATGGGCAAGAGGCGCAAGCAGGAAGCCACGACGCCAGGGCTGTGGTTCCCAAATGAACGGGCAATCATTGTCGGCTCAGATCCCTATTGGGATAATGTTGTATTGCTGTTGCAGCCCAACGAAGAGGCCAACAATTCCACAGTGTTCACCGATCTAAGTAGCTACGGCAGAACGCTGACCGCGAATGGCAATGTAAAAATTGACACAAGCGTTACCAGATTTGGTAGGCCGACAATCCTGGCTGATGGCACAGGAGACACTATTTCGGCGGCGGATAGTGCAAGCCTGGAGCTAAGCAGTTCAAACTTTACGCTAGAAATGTGGCTGGAACCGTTCTCTCAAACGCGCCAGTACGTCACACTAATTGGCCGAAGTGATCTAAACTATGCAGGCGGCACCTGGGTGTTGATAGTCAACTACGCAAGTTCCACTAGCGGAGACGTTCTTTTGTATGCAGAAAATAATGCTCTTGTTTTGCAAACCACCGGTGTTGATGTCAGGGACGGCAACGCGCACTTCATACAGGTTGTACGCACCGGCAATGTATTTGACATCAACGTTGACGGCACAAATAGGGCAACAACAACTAACAACCTTGCATTTGGCAACTCCACATTCCCGCTCAAAATCATGGGCGAAGATGGTTCGTCGCCTAACAGAGACGCCGCAGCCAATGTCGGAGCCGTGCGCCTGACCATTGGAGTTGCAAGGCCCAACGTCGTCCCAACAGGTCCATTTCCTGTCTACTGATGGCGATGCTCTACTCCCACCGCCAAGCCACCCCAGCACCCCTGCCGCATCGCATCCGGTTCCCGGACGGCAGCACCCGCACCGACAGCACCACCTTCACGCCTGACGATCTGGAGCGTGCCGGTTACAGCGGCCCTTACGAGCGCCCCGAATGCAACCCGAAGCTGGAAACAATCGACTGGGACGGCAGCGCCTTCGTGGTGCGTCCGCACAGCTTCGATGAGCTGCAGGCGCAGTACGCCAAGGTCCGCCAGCGGCGCATTGAGCTGCTCAAGGCCAGCGACTGGACGCAGATTGCTGACTACGACCTCGGCGCCGATCGTGAAGCCTGGGCCGCCTACCGCCAGGCCCTGCGCGACCTGGCCGATGCGCCCAACCCGTTTGACATCACCTGGCCGCAGCCGCC